TTACTGGAGCTACAGCAAAAGTTAATGTTGTTCCTGATATTGTATAATCAGTTGTAGGTGTAAAGATTACTCCGTTTACATCTACAATTACATCACTTACTGTTCGACCTGAATTGATTGTAAGTGTTGTTGTTGAACCATCACCTGTACCTGTTGCTTGACCATAAGTCAATGTTGTTTGAATACCAGATGATTTAACTTGAGTTACAGCACCATCTTGTATACCGTTAGTACCTATTCTTGTTAAAGCCATTTTTAGTCCTTATTGTATTATGGTTTTGTTGGCCACGTAATAGCATTACATTGTTCAACAGTTGTTACACCATTTGTAATATCTCTTAAAGCCTGTCTATAAGTAGTCATTTCTGCTGATAAAGTGTTATCTGATAACGCTAAGTAGTCAGTTTCTTTAATTAAAGCGTTTCTTTTACTTCTTACACTTGCGATTGCTCTATCAAAAGCACCTGCAGCCCAAGCCGCTTCTTCTGCGTCTCTTGCCGCTTCTTCTTCAGCAGTCAATTGTACTTGTACACCGTTTACTAGTTTAAATCTTGCCATTGTTGTCTCCTTTTACTATATTTATAATTCTTTTATTACGCTATTCCGTACATATGTATTGTTCCAGAGTCTATGTTGCCTGATACCATTTTAAAATCTATGGCATTGATGGCTGACGTAGTATTAAAATATCCATTAATAAAACATTCAATTGAATAATCTGCTGCGTGAACAAAATTAGTAGTTCCTAAAAAATGCTTTACGAAAGTCGTATTAGATGGTGAAAATAAATACAAATTTCCACTTAAAGATTGATCGTTATCCGCTCCTAAATCAGCATCTAAATTTAATTGTTGATAAGATGTACTTTGTGCTAAATCATTAGCAGCATCATAGGATAAACCATTTGAATTATCAGCTTCTGCGTGAAAAGATTTAAAAAATGAAGATGTGATAGTAACACCATAACTGCTTCCACCATTTGTAGAACCTTGAAAAAGAAAGCGATTACTATCTGAAGCTGGGTGAATATTAATAAACTTAAACATATAGGATTTATATGTACTATCTATTCCACTCGTAAAACTTATCGAAGCAGATGCACTAGCAGTTTGTGATGAAATTAATTTTAAAGCGCCTCCTCCAACAATTGAAGTAATATTGCTTATTGAATTATCATTAATTGTACTTGCACCTAAAACACCATTTGTTGTTAGGCCGTTAGCGAAATTTGTTGTTATTGTTCCCATTTTATTTTACTCCAAACATTTGTATTGTACCATCGTCAATGTTTCCTGATGACACTTTGAAGTCTATGGCATTTATTGGCGATACAGTATTTCCATAACCAGCAGAATATGATGCTAAAGAATAGTCGCCTGATTGATAGCAATTAAAATTACTTATAAAGTGCTTTACGTATGTGCTAGAACTTGGCTCAAATAAATGTAAATAACCTGATGAAACTTGATCGTTATCTGCACCTGTTGATTCTGAAATTCTAGCATAACCTGTTGATTGTGCTACGTGTGAACCAGTATCATAAGCTAAACTAGCACCTGTGCCTGATTCTGAATGTTGTGCGTAAAAATAAGTTGTAGTTTTTGTTACGTTATAATTACTTCCACCATCTGTGCTTAAATTAAACAAAAGTGGAGTACCATCTGCTACTGGGTGTAGATTATTAAATATAAACAAGTATTCTTTATAGGTACTATCAATTCCACTTGTAAAACTTATTGAAGCACTACTACTTGCAGTCTGTGTTGAAAGTAATACTAACGATCCAGCGTTAATGCCTGCTGGTAAGGCCGTTACAGCACTTACGCTTGTATTATTTACAGCACTTGGTAATACTTTACCAGCTGTTGTTATACTATTTCCTAATGCTCTTCCTATTGCGCCCATATTAAGTTTTTGATACTCCGTAAAGTTTTATTATTCCGTCATCTATGTTTCCACTAGCAAATTTAAAGTCTATTGCATTTATGGCACTAGTGGTATTTCCATATCCTGCACAATAAACACCATAACTATAAGTATCTGCCATAAAATTTAATTTAGCCATAAAATGTTTAACAAAGGTGGTTGACGATGGACCATATAAAAATAACTCACCATTTATACTTCCATCAGCACTAGTTCCTTCAGGATCTTTTGCAAGTATTTGATATCCCGTGCTTTGTGCTAAATCATTTGATGCCTCATAAGACAAAGCTGATGTGTCTCCAGCTTCATTATGATATGGGCCAAACCAAGTAGTTGTTTTAGTTACATTATAATTGCTGCCACCATCTGTACTCATATTAAAAGTAAAATCTGCATTATCTGTAGCTGGGTGTATGTTTATATACTTAAAAACATATTCATCATAGGTACTATCTATTCCACTTGTAAAACTTATTGAAGCAGAAGCACTGGCCGTCTGAGTGCTTATTAAAGTAAGTTTTCCTTTTACTGCTGTTGGTACGTCTGTAATATTAGTTAAAGACGAATTGTTTATAGCAGCGGCCGCAAAGGTACCACCTGATAAAAAGTTATTTGCGAATTTTCTAGTTATTGTTCCCATATTACTTTATTCCAAACATTTGTATTGTACCAGCGTCTATGTTTCCTGATGACATCTTGAATCTTATAGCATTAACAGCAGAAGTAGTATTACCATAACCAGCTTTGTAACAATCATTCATATAATCTGCGGCACTCATATCATTAACTCTAGCTATATAATGTTTAACATACGTAGTGCTAGACGGATTAAATAAAGTTAATGAACCTGAAGCATTTTGATCTGCATCATTTCCTAAACTTGGAACTATTATTTCTTCACCTGTTGATTGTGCTAAATCTTGTGCTGTTTCATAAATTAAACCAGTATCACTATCTGATTCAGTGTGATAAGCAAAAAAGAATGTAGATGTTTTAGTTACGTTATAGTTACTTCCACCATCAGTTGATAAATTAAAAGTAAAATAAACACTATCAGTAGCTGGGTGTATGTTATTAAATACAAACATATACTCTTTATAAGTACTGTCTATTCCTGATGTAAAACTTATTGAAGCACTTGCACTAGCTGTTTGAGTAGATAATAAAACCATAGAACCTGTAGGTATTGCAGCAGGTAATGCTGAAACATTTGATAAAGTTGTATTATCAATAGCAGAGGATTTTATTACTCCATTTGTTGTAAAACTATTTCCAATTGTTCTAGTTAATGATCCCATTATGATTTTTTAACTCCATATAGTTTAATAACCCCATCATCTATATTACCAGATGACATTTTAAATTGAATAGCATTAACTGCTGAGGTTGTGTTGCCATAACCAGCAACATAATATTCAACAGTATAATCAGATGGGTGTGAATAATTATTTCTAGCTATGAAATGTTTTACAAATGAGGTTGATGAAGGATTAAAAATTTGCAAATATCCACTTGCAGATTGATCGTTATCATTACCTATACCAGATTGACCAAGTAAATTTTGAAATCCTGTACTTTGTGCTAAATCATTACTTGTATTGTAAGTAACACCAGTAGAAGTATCAGCTTCATCGTGAAATGGTGCAAAAGCAGTAGATGTTTTAACAACATTATAATTACTTCCACTATCTGTACTCATATTAAATTGAAAATCAACATTATCAGTAGCTGGGTGCATATTGATAAACTTAAAAATATACTCATCATAAGTACTATCAATTCCTGATGTAAATTCGATTGAAGCTGAAGCACTTGCTGTTTGTGTAGATAATAAAATAAGACTACCCAAAGCAACACTACTATCTAAAGCTGTTACGTTTGCTAAACTAGCATTATTAAATCCTGCCGCCTTTAATTTACCTGCGGCCGTAAAGTTATTTGCTAAAGAAGATATTATACTCATATTAGTTTATTCCGTACATATGTATTGTTCCGTCATCTATGTTTCCGCTATCAAATTTAAAATCCACCGCATTAACTGCTGATGTTGTATTTCCATAGCCAGCTATATAAAAATTATAACTTCCTGCTGGAGAATCGACATTAAAATAATTTGAAACTGACATAAAATGTTTAACGTATGTTGTCGAACTTGGTGCAAATAAATGTAAAGTTGCTGATGTTGCACTATCATTATCATTTGACAATCCTGATGTAATTCTTTGATAAGCAGTTGATTGTGCTAAATCTGAACCTGTAGTATATGATAATTCTGCATAACCAGCATTTTCTTGATGAGTAGAAAAAAAAGATGTTGATGTTTTAGTTACATTGTAGTTGCTACCGCCATCAGTTGACATATTAAATGTTAATCTTGCATCACTTGCAGATGGGTGTAAGTTTATAAACTTAAACAAATAAGTTTTATACGTACTATCAATACCACTTGTAAAAGAAATTGAAGCAGATGCACTAGCAGTTTGTGATGAGATTAATGTTAAATTACCACCTAGGCCAGATGGAAGAGAAGTTACAGCCGATACAGAAGTATTGTTTACACCAGACGCTGTTATGACGCCATTGGTTGTAAAATTATTAGCTGCGTTTTGTATAATACTTCCCATATCTCTCTAAGTTTCATTTTATTATTAAGATTGTCTCAAATATCTAAATGATAATTCAGCAGATGCAGCAGGTGCTTCAGTAAACGTTAATGTTGTACCTGAAATGGTATAGTCAACACTTGGTACCATTGTTACACCGTTAACTGTTACGATAACATCTTCTACTGTTCTACCACTATCAATTGTAAATGCGACAGTTGAACCATCTCCTGTACCAGTATCATTTGTATATGTTGCTGTTCCAGTTAAAGGTAAATATCTTACGTTAATTTCAGCAGACGCTGCTGGCGCTGTTGAAAATGTTAAAGTTGTTCCTGAAATTGTATAGTCAGTTGTAGGTATGAATAAGAATCCGTTAACTGAAACTAATACATCATTAACCGATCGACCTGAGTCAATGGTAACTGTTGTTGTAGAACCATCACCTGTAAATGTTCCGTTTGTATAAGTTAGACTTACTGAAATTCCTAAATTAGACTTTTGAATTTTTTTAAGAGCCGTAGCCGATGTATCATAGACTAGTAATACATCATCATCAGCAAATGACGTTAATTCTGTTTGAGCAGTAATAGCATCAGCACTTATGTTTGCTTCTGTTACTGCGTTAGTTTCTATTGAACCTTCTTTGATTTTATTAATTGCCATAAGTTATCTCTCTATTATTTATATATTTATACTTGTTATTCGTCTGTATCTATTACAGGATTATAATTTTTACTATCGCTAAAATCCGTTATAGTAGTAGTAAATCCAAAGTCATCATTTGCATCTGCACTTGTTGGATTAGGTGTAATAACAATTCTTGTTTCTCTAGTGGACACTGGTGTATCTGTATATAAATCAGATTGCACTTCTTTAATGACTTTTTGTGTTGAAGCGGGTCCGTATAGATATGTTTTTGCTGTAAAGTTAAGTGTATAAATCACCGCTCTACGTTGTGTATATGAACCATTGTAACTATCTTCGTATTGTATTGTATTTAAGATAATTGGTACATCTCTTTTAATATTTAATTCAGGTACTTGATTAATCGTCACAGTATAATCAGGTTGAAAGAAAGGTAATATTTGTTCTACTATTTGTAAACCACTTTCTGCTGTCGCTGTAAAGATGTTTAGATTATATGAAATGTCATAAGGAACAGGTGTATAATTATAGTTTAATATCTTACCATCTGCGCCAGTTTTGACTGTTTTATATTTTTGAACTCTTGTTAATTTACGAGAACCATCGTATTTAATATCTGATATTTCAAAAGACATACGAGGTAAAACAATTGCAAACTCTCTATTTTCTAAATCTGTTTGTTGATCTAATCGTACTAAAAACTTTTCTTTGGGTCCATATGCTAACGGTACAGGAATAGATTGTATTACATTTCCTGATGCATTGGTTCTTTTAATTTGTATGTTATTAAAGATTTGACCAAATGCAATGGTCATTCTTCTCATACCTTCGTTATAAAAATATTTTCCAAACATTA